CCCTGGCCTGACGGTCATTTGGACGGCTCACCGCACACGGACGTCGAACGAGACGTTCGAGAAGATGCGGACGATGGCCGGCAAGGCGAAGGTCGCGCCGTACATCGAGACGGTGCGGTCGACGAATGGTGAGCAGCTGGTCCGGTTCAAGAACGGGTCGCGCATCTTGTTCGGCGCCCGGGAGCAGGGCTTTGGCCGTGGCTTCGACCAGGTCGACATTCTGGTTCTGGATGAGGCGCAGATCCTCACTGAGGCTGCGATGACGGACATGGTGCCCGCCACGAACGCCGCCCCGAATGGGCTGGTGCTCATGATGGGAACGCCGCCGCGCCCGAAGGACCCTGGCGAGGTGTTCACGAACCGTCGGGCTGACGCGCTCGCTGGGGACGAGGACACGGCGTATGTCGAGTTCTCCGCTGACCGTGGATCCAAGATCATCGACTGGGACCAGCTCGCCAAGGCGAACCCGTCGTTCCCTCATCGGACGTCCCGTACGGCGATCCTGCGGATGCAGAAGCTGCTGGGGTCGGACATCAACTTCTATCGCGAGGCCTACGGGATCTGGGACGACCTTGGTGGTGGCTCCCGTGCGATCAGCGCGGACGAGTGGCGTGACCTTGGTGTCACTGAGGCGCCGCAGGGCGTGAAGTCGTTCGGTGTGGCGTTCTCGGTCGACGGGTCGCGCGTGGCTGTTGGCGGCTCGCGTCTTCACGAGGACGGGGTGCACGTCGAGCTCGTGGGCGCGCATTCGGGCGAGATGTCGTCGGGTGTGGCCGCGCTGGCTGACTGGCTGGCTGAGCGGTGGCGTGATGCGGCGCAGATCGTGATCTCGGGTCGTACTGGTGCGCCGGCGCTTGAGCAGGCGCTTCGTCAGCGTGGCGTGCCGGCGAAGGTGCTCATCCTGCCGTCGACCGGTCAGTACCTGGCGGCGTGCTCGATGACGCTCGATGCGGTGCGTGACGGGACGTTGACGCATCTGGCCACGGATGGTCAGGCGGCTCTGGATGACTCGGTGGCCGTGTGTGACCGGAAGAAGCGTGCTGCGGACGGGGCGTGGGGCTGGGAGGCCACGACGCCGGATGGTGATGAGACGCCTCTTGAGGCGGTGAGCCTGGCCCTGTGGGCCGCCAAGACGAGTAAGCGCCGACCCGGACAACGACAGGAGGTCATCTGATGCCCCCAGCGTTCTCAGGGTCAGCCCTTTCGGACGAGATGCCGCGGTACATGACTGGCGTGTCGGACGCCGAGCTCGACATCATCCGCGGCCTGTACTCGACGTGGCGGGCGAAGCAGCCTCGCAACATCCTCCGGTCGGCGTACTTCGACGGGAAGATGCCGCTCAAGCACGCGGGAATCATCCCTGCTGAGGCGTTCTCCCGTATCCGCGCGGTCCTCGACTGGCCTGAGAAGGCTGTCTCGACGCTCGCTGAGCGGTCTGTGTTCGAGGGGTTCACGTCGCCCGGCGACAACCAGGATCCATTCGACCTTGCGACAGTCCTCGATGCGAACCGCTTCGACCTTGAGCTGCCGCAGGCGATCACGTCGGCATACAAGCACGCGTGCTCGTTCGTCACGACGGCGCGTGGCGACAAGGAGTCGGGCGAGCCTGAGGTGCTCATCATGGCGCGGTCGGCTGAGTGGTCGGCGGCGGTGTGGGACAAGAAGCGCCGTGCCGTGTCGGCCTTCTTGGCGATCACGGACGCCGACGAGGATGGCCGTCCCACCGCGATGGACGTCTACCTGCCCGACTGGGTCATCTCCTGCCAGCGCCGCTCGTCGGGCTCGTGGGTCGCGGGTCGTGTCGCGAACCCGCTGCGCGAGGTTCTCGCGGAGCCGTTGGCGTTCGACCCGCAGCTCGACCGCCCCTTCGGCCGCTCCCGCATCTCCCGTCCGGTCATGGACATCACTGACCGGGGCTTGCGGACGATCCTGCGCACCGAGGTGTCGGCGGAGTTCTTCGCCGCGCCGCGGATGCTCGCGCTTGGCGTGACCAAGGATGCGTTCACGCGCGGCAAGTGGGAGGCGTCGATCGACCGGTGGTTCGCGATCACCCGGGACGAGGATGGCAATGTCCCCGAGGTGTCGCAGCTGCCGCAGATGACGATGCAGCCACTGAACGACCTGTACCGGATGATCGCGACGCAGTTCTCGGGCGCGACGGGCGTGCCGGTGT